TTTTGGCATTAGGGTTCATAGCTCCCATTGAAGCAGCTACGACAGCACCTAATACAGCACGATAGTCAAGGGCGAAGTCTGTTGCTTGCCAAGCTGCTAAGAAAGCAATTGCAGCTAAAGATAGTTGTTTATAATTAAAGGATTGCATTTATTTCTTCTTCAGTTAATCCAAGTTTTGTGTAAGCAGATATTTTTAGTTCTCTTTGTGCATTTTGTTCTGTTAATTGTGCATCAAGTTGTGCTTGCATCTCTTTTTGGTCAATCAAAAATGCATTTAATTCTTCACCTTTAAGTTCAATTATATCATTATCTATTTGAATAAATACTTTTTCTTTAGCCATTATTTGTTTACCCCATAAACTGTAATTTGCCCACCAGTTATAGTTCCAGAATCTGGTAAAATTGTAAAACCTGTGTAGGAAGTATTTACTGTCATACCGCCACCAATAACTGTGCTAAAAGCACGAGCATTAAAATTATCTGAAGCACCACCACTTGCAAAAAAACTTGGATAAAATGCTGCAAAAGGGTAATTTACATTAATTTCAAAAACGCCACTCTCGTATCCTCTTGTACCAATAACCCAATAAGTTGCAGTATTACCAGCATAATAAACTGTTGTAGAAGTTCCAGAAGGTCTTTCAATACCACCATAACGATAATTAGATGAAGTATTATCTGCACCAGAAACTCTTAATCGCATTGCTAAAATACCAGCAGCACTACCCGTTTGATTTGAAACAACAATTTTATATTGGTCAAAAGTTGAGGTAAAGACATCATTTACAGAAACAGAAGAAACAGCTGAACCAATAGTTGTTGTATTTAATAAAACTAAACCTGTTTTATTATCTATTGTAGTTGAAATAGTCCCCATAGCTGTAGCGCCATCTTTGACAAGGTCTGTAGAACTTGGGTAAACAATCCCCATTTTTGTAGTTGTAGGCATGGTATCTAGTTTATCCTTTTCTTAAATAACGTCAAGCCATCTATAATCATTAGCAAGGTTTTGCCATTGAATAGACGAGTTGTAATCTTCCCATTGTACGTCAAGGGTTGAATAAATGGAGTTAGAAACAGACATAGCCAGTTCAAGATTATTGCGTCCTAATGTCCAAGTCCAACCCTCGACAAAGCCTTCAAAAGAACCTTCAGGCAAAAGCCCTACTGGGATATTGTCCAAATACAAAAGGGTATCCATAGAAACACCCAAAAGGTTATCCCTGACAGTATTGGTCATATTGGAGTTTGCAAGATTGACTGTGACTTCTTCAAGTGACGCTTTAGGTGTTCCTCTGTAGTTTACAAAGTTTGTAGCTTGTTCTGTGGCATCAGCTAGTTGAGCAAGTATTGTTGGTCTGACTTCTTCCAATAAACCATAGTTATTTATTGAGGTATCGTTTTGTGCAGCTACTTCTAAAACTGGGTCATCATATTGGATAACCACACTATTAACAATATCTGCTGTTTGTAGCCTTGTTTGTATGTCAGCATTTACTAAGTTAGCATCAAGTTCTATTAAGTTGGTTGTGTAGTTTTCGCTTCTTCGCTCTGCGTCTGCATAACCAATTTTAAAATCAGTTGTGTCATACAAATATCCTAACCCTGATTGTTGGGTAACGTCTGTTAAATTGTAAGCTTGGTCAATAGAAGCAGTTCTAGCCAAAACCTCGTAGCGTCCTGCGTCAATAGTATCTATGCCTTGAACACCATAATTAGCCCATGTTTCAGTTGTAAAATCACTCCAAGTAATTGTGTTACTTAAATCTTCCCAAGCTGTAAAAAGTGTTTCTTCTAAAATGCGTTGAATACGTGCGCCGTCTAATTCTTCTGGATAAGCAACTGAACCTGCATAGCGTTTGACAAGTAAACCAAGAGCGCCAATAGCTTGAATTTGTAATGTGTTAGGTTTGCCACCTAAACCAGCAGCTTCAAATCTGTTATAAACACCTGAAATTTCACCTGTAAATAATTTTACATAAGCACCTGTTGAATCTGTGACTTCAAGTATTACTGTGTCTAACAGGTTTACTACTGGGCTTGTGCCGTCAAGGTTTAATAATTCAAGGTTACAGTAACTTGGTTGAGTTGCTTCAAAGAAATCATTACGACCATAAGTGATAGTAGCGTCTTCAAGAATTGTCGAAGTTTGAACTGTTCCAGCAATAGTAACTCTGTAGGTTGGTGTATATACAGTCATAGTTACCTATTTGGAATAAATGGTTTGATACCTGTAGTTTTTGTTGCTGTTGTTTGAACTTTAACTATGGCTCTAGCTGTGGCTTGTGGGTCAACTGCGGTTTTAATGTTGAAGTAGTTTACTGTGTTTGGGGCACTAACCAAATTTTTACCTGTTGCAAGTCTTCCACCAATAACTGCAGGGTTTACAAGGTTAGAGGCATCAAGTAATGCTCCACCCACAAAACTTGACTTAAAGTTTTGGTAAGCATCTACTGTGTTTTGAATAGCTCTTGCTATGTTGTTAAAGGTTTCTAATAACTTTTGAAGTCCTTCACCTTCAGCTGCGCCTAAAGCTTTTTCAGCCAATTCTGAAAACTTGTTAATAAGAATAAATATCTGTTCACCTAAAAGATAGGCTTGTCCTTTTGCGGTATCCATTTTATAACCAAAAGTAATAACACCTGTTCCAACATCATAAAATGCTGTGCTTAGTGATTGTTTACCTTTGCCTGTTAAACCTTCAACAAAGCTTTTAATTACAGGTAATAAATCTACTTGAATAAACTTTAATAGTTTTTCCATGATAGGCAGTAAAGCAAAACCTATTTCTTCTTGAACTTTACCTATGGCTGTTCTTAAGATTTCCATTCTGCCAGCGTAAGTTTCAGCTGCTGCAGCTGCAGAGCCTTCGTATTGTTTTGACAAGTCTGCAAGTATGTCAGCAAATGGTCTGGCAACTTCTTTTGTTTCTGTGATAGATTTGCCGACGTTTTTTTGTTTCTTTTCAAATACATCTGAGGCGTCGCCTGCGCGAAGTTGTGCACGTTCTAAACTGTTTTGTGCTTGAGCAACATCAAGGGCATCTGATTTAGTATCTTTTAATACTTTGTTTAATCTTTCTTGAGCTTTTTGAACTCCAAGGGTTGCTGCTTCTGATGATAGTTCTGCTTTGGCTAAATCATCTTTTGATAACTTGACTTTTTTAGTTGTTCTTACAGTTGTTTGTAATTCAATACCTAAATCTTTAAGACCTTTAACGTTGCCGTCGTATGCACGTGCCAAACTGTCGGATACTTCTAATAAAGATTTTCCTGTGCCAGCTGCTACGTCTTGTGCTACTTTTTGAATTTCAGTAGCTTTAGTTATATCTTTAACGCTTCTGAGGATACGTTCAAAACTTGGTTTTAATTGGTCAGAGTTTACACCTGCTGCGTTTTCAGCTGCGTCTAAGTAATCCATTACAGCTTTGGTTTGTTCGGCTGTAGCTCCTGTTAAATTGTTAATGGATTTTTCTAGTAAAGCGTCTTCTTTTTGAGCTTCAATAGCTGCGTTAACGCTTGTAACACCTATGGCAAAAGCAGCTGCTCCTGCTGCAGAGGCTAAACCTACAAAGGCTTTACCTGTGGCTTCTATTGCATTGTCTAATTTTTCACTAAAACTCTTGGCTTTCTTATTGGCATCATCAAGACCTTCAACAAAGTTTTTAACGTCAGCAAGTAAAGCTATTTTAAGACTTCTCATGTCAGCCATTATGCAGCTCTACCTTTCCATGTATCAGCAATTTTTTGATAGCCTTTAAGCCATTCAGATACAATTATAGGCTGAAAGCGTTCTAAAGCAATAAAAATAAACCAGCCACGATTACCTCGACCTTTACGTGAGCTTCTAGGTGGGAATTGTTTATAACCAATATATGTTCCAGATTTTCTTTGACGTTTAGCGTTTTGGTCAGCACCAAATTCTGAACCAAATAATAAATCACTACCAGATGCACCACTACGTGTTACACGTGTTCTTCCACCTACAGTAAAGTTAGGGGCTTTGTCTCGTTTGTTAATTTTTAATGATTTCATAACTGCATCAGCTTGAGCGGCGTTAGGTGCATTAGCGGCGTATGAGGTTACAAATCGTGCAGCTCGTTCAGATAAATCTTCAGCTATTTTACGCATATCGTTTTGAGCTATATCGTCCATTTTAGTTAATGTTGCTAAAAGTTGACGTAATTCTCTGTCATCCACTCTGACAGTTATTCGACCACCTTTTGTTTTACCTGAAATAGGATTAGCCATTATTGCGCTCTTCTAATATGTTTATAGCCGTCGCCCATATATCGGGTTCGGCATTGAGCCAATAATCGGGTGTTATCCCAGTTATTAAAGCTAATTCTACTGCTATTCGCCCGACGCTTCGGGCTTGGTAAAATTTGCTGTCTCAAAGTCAGAAGCTGTAATAGAGACGACTTTGCTTTTCCATGTCTCAAAGTTTTCAATTTTTTTTGTGACACGTTGTTGAAGTTTGTGACCAAGGAATAAAAGAAGTGAATTACTTGGTGTGTTATCTTCCATGAGAACTTTGATAATGGATTTGTTGTTGTAAAGTTCTTTTTCTGCCATAGCAAGTTCGATAGGTCTTGTCCACTCATCAAACTTTTCACCTGTTTCTAATTCCCATGATATTTGCAATTTAAGCATTTTTAGTGCCCCTGTTCTTTGTAGTTGTTATGCAGTTAGGTCTTCGGTTGGAATACCTACAACTTGTAATGAAACTGAACAAGTTTGAGCATCTGCACCTGAAGCGCTTACTGGTGGGTATTGTGGTAATACTGTTCCAGTTAATGTTACACCAGTTTTCAAAGTCATGATGAAAGCTAGAGCTGTGTCTGGAGCTGTTTCTGTAGCTGTCCACAAATCGCCGTAAAGGCTGTTTGGTGAAGCTGCAGCATCATTTAAGAATTCGATATCTAGTGTTACGTTGCTGTCAATATACTTATAGGCTTTGCCTGCAAGTGTGTCAAAAGTTAATCTTTCTGTGTCAAAGTTAATAGCAGAAGATAAAATTTGTTCTGAATAAGTTTTGCCACCAACGCTGATTGCTAATTGACGACCACTTAATACTGTTGTTGCCATGTTGTTATTACCTTTCTCAGCCTGTGTAGACTGTTGTTATTTGTATCTCAGAGCTTAATAGGTCTGTACTATTTGTGGCTCTAATTCGGGGGCTTGAAACTGATAATATTGACCATTTGGTAGGGATTAAAGCACAAATAGCTTCTATATCATCTTCAAGATTTGTTAAAGCAGAAGGATTTGAGTAAACAGTTCCTACTACTTCTAAAGTTAATCTTACATTCCAATTTTTGTTATTACCAATAACTATTGGTTCTAGGTATGGGTCACTTGCAAGAATTAAAACACTTGGTGGAATTATGACTTCTGGAACATGGTCATAAGCTGAGTATTTTGTATTATCTGTTATAGCTGTTTTGAGTTCAGCACGTAAAGTACTTAAAGCCATTACTTAACCTACTTGACTGTTAGAGTCAATATATTTACTTATTAAACCTGTTACTTTGTAAAGCAAAGTTCTACCCATGCGATACGGGGCTGGGGTAAAATCTAAAGCTTGGGCTGTTCCTGAACCTGTAAGTCTTGCTTGGAACACATCGACTGATATTTGTAATACGGCTTCTTCTACAGCGTCTACGCCGTTATATTGTGAAAGTGAATTAGCGTAAGCCAAACCACTAGGAACAGTCCAATACCATTCACTATGAACGTCTGCACCTGTTGTTGTAATTCTAAAAGTGTATGAATCAACAATTTCTGAGATTACTTTAGAACCGTTTGCGTGTCCTGCAACACCTGAAATTGTTATTGTTTGTCCTGCGTGAAATTTGTGTGGTTGTGTTGAATGTAAAGTAGTTGAGGTTGCGCTTTCTGAATAATGTCTGTCTACTGCAACTTTATGTTGTACAAGAAAATCACCAATAGCGTCTTCTGCTGTTTCAATTATTGAATCAAGTTGTGCGTCTGAATAAAGAGCAACAGGAACACCAAGTACAGCTCTTAATTCACTAGCTGTTATTAACTGTGGCATTTCTTATTCCTCTCTTTAAGGGTGAGGGTGGCACAGGGGCGAACCACCCTCAC